TTTGTAGAGGGTTCCTTCTTGATATTGAGGTAGTCGTCAATCTTCTTAGCGATGGACTTTCCAATACCTCGGAGCTTCATAGCATCTTTACCACTAGTGATCTTGTAAGAAAGATTGTAGATGGTATCACCAGCCTTGGCGTATGCATTGCGCTTGAAATTGTCTTCAGCTCTGTCAGAATACTCATAGATCATCTCAGCGAGGCCAGCATTGTGGGAGACAAAGTACTCCTCATCATCAGTCTCAGAAACGAAAGAGCCCTCATCATTGGATGCGATAGACTCGGAATCGGAGCACTCAGACTCCTCATAGTCAGAGTCCTGCTCATCGAGGTACTCATCAACCTTGGCAGCAATACCCTTACCAATACCTGGGAGATCCATCAAGCTCTCACCAGTTTGGACCTCATAGGGTAGATTGGCGACAGCATCTGCAGCCTTTTGATAAGTCATCGACTTGTAGAAGTCGGAGGTCATGTTTCCAAGTTCCAGAAGACGCTTTACAAGGCCGTCATTGAGAGACTTTTTCGTCACACGAGCTGTTGTGTCAGTGTACGAAGGAGAGGTCCGCATCACATATTCGAGGTCGTTGAGCTTGTTGAGGGCATCGACCTTCTCTTCGTTGGCCTCTGCGAGAAGCTTCTTGAGCTGCTCAATCTTGGTTCGAGACTCTTCAATAGAATCAATGTCGCCGAGGACGGCGCGAACCTTACGGAGTTCGGAGTTCTCCTTCTCGAGCTTGAGGATGTAGTCGGTAATAGAACGGGAGTTCATGGTAGTAGACATCTTGTTTGTGATTTGAATGATTATTATGGGAGTCGGGCTCCACTTAGGTGTTTAAAGATTAGAATGTTGAAAAATGTAGAAAAATGGCAACACTCGCTACACCCGTCAATATTCAGAGAACTCCCACAAAGTTTCTTCAAAAAAGAAAGAGGTCTAACAGACGTCTCGCACAACCCAAGCGTGTTCAAGCCGCACTTCCTAACCCCGACCTCGTGAACTACGCGCAACTCCAACTCGTCACGTGGATTCTGCCCATGACAATCGCTGGTCGTTTACTCAAGGTAGAGTACCCACAAATTGCGATTGGTCTTACTGTCATGACTGCGGCAAAATTGGGTCTCGCAGCCAATGGTATCATTCATTACTAAAGATAATGTCTGCCCATAGTAAAATGTTTACACTAAAACCTAATATCGTACGACCCAATATCCGTGTCCAAGCCAAGAAGAATGATTTTGTAGAACCAGCTGAAGCTCCAGGTGAGGGGAGGCGTCGCCCCCCAAACGAGGAAGAAAACAAAGATTCCAAAAAGGGTGTTCACCCTTTAAAGAAGTTCATAATGGAACATTTTAAGATTGAAGAGATTGATTATGAGAAGTTTAACAAAGAGAATAAGTGGGCTATTCGCCCAGGTCAAAAGAAGGATAAAGAATAGATGTGTTAAATAGAAAACATGTCTTTCGCACTCACCTCTATGACCCCACTTACACGCAATGTTAAAACTCGAGTATTTGCCGATCCTGCACAATATGATACAGAAATCAACGCAGCCCGTGGATTTAGTAAACCATTAACAACCCGTGCGCGTCCACCAATGTCACAAGTTATGGAGGATTTTTCTGATCTAAATGAAGCCTCTCAACTTATCAACCATGTGACCGAACGTGAAGTCATCGAGGCACAGAACTTCTGGGCGCAGTCTATTGTGGACATCTCGAACTCATTTCTCTCGGGTGGAGACTACGTTAGTCTCGCTGGTCAGCGCGCGGGTGAGTTGTATGGATATGACCATTCTAACGTACTATTCAAACCCACGAAAGCTGCAGAACAACAGTTTCGTCCTACCGCCAATGATGCTATGTCTTACTTTGTGGGCCACGATGCCGTAATTAGTGGTTTCAAAGAAGATCAGGGGTTCGCCATCAACGCCAAGAAGGGTTTCAGTCGGGTGATCTTCAAGAATCACCAGATTGACTGTCATGGTGAAGTGGCACACGCTATGGGTACCTATGAGTTCACATGTGCTACAACCGGTGAAATTTCAGATGTTGAATACACATTCGGTTACAAGCGCAACGATGATGGCAAGGTGCGCATCTGTCTACACCATTCTTCCGTACCCTATGCGTCGGGTAATAAGACGACTCACGTGGAACGAAAGAAAACGTCCCAAGTGAAGCGCAAGATTGTATTTGACCCCGCACAAGCTGACCCGGAGGCAAACCAGCGTCATCGGGTCGCTACTGCGAGTTGGTAATTATGTTTAGTTTAAAGTCCTTGTCTACCCCATTAATGCTAATCTTCCCCTCTTTCACAAGACGCTTAATCTTGCGACCAACCTCTAGGTTGTCGTCGTATGCCTTATCGTGTTCTGGAGTAGCTGGTAGATTTGGTATGGACATGTTAAATGCCATCATTTTCTGAGGCATCGAGAGTTCTTTATCTTGCAGTACACTTAAAAGGTTTTTGGGAAGCCTGGAAAGATCCTTTTTAGTTAAACTTGAAAGATCCATTACTCTTTATTTGAATTATTTCTTTAAATGAAGATAGTTATGGATTTAAAGAATTTGTAATTATATTTTATAATGGAAGGTCTAAAAAGGTATGACTTTCTGACACAAGAAGAATGTGATACGATTGTTCATGAAATCCTTTCTCTGGAAGATGCAGTTAAACGACTTGGTCCTGACGAATATATAGGCACTTCCGAAGATTCCCTAACGGGACGATATAAATATTTTAATTATCTTAACGTCCCTAAGATTAATACTATTCTCGAGCCCAAGTTGAAAAAAATATTTGGTCCGTGTGTTCTTCAATGTTGGGCAAATATTCTTAGACCAGGTGAAGGTATTGAAGGTCATACCCATTTTGGTGGTGCTGGCACTGCGTATGCCGAACGTTACGGGACATCTGGAAATATATTTTTATATGGAGATCCAACTATTGGAACGTATTACAATTTTCCAAAGTTGAGTCCACTCAGTGTAAAATGCGATAACAAAGTGGGCGAGTTGTCACTTTTTACACCTAATTTGTTTCATGGTGTTTACAAAAATACAACCGATGATATAAGAATATCAATGGCTATTGATGTTGATAGGAACCTCGCCGAAGATAAGATAAATTTCCTAATGACGTTTCCACACCTAGTCTATTATTACATCAGGTAGTTAGGGTTTAGAATTAGTTATTAATATTACTGCAGGTGCTGAACCCTTTGGTGGTTTTTTACAGAAAATTTTACAATCACAGCAATCCTTTATACATACGATTTGCTTTTTAGTCGCATAACATCGTGTAGGTAACATGATATCTTTGGATATGTAACGTGCTATTTGGTCAAGAAGTATCATCCTATAACTTTATTAGAGAAATTCCGTAGCCCAATTCTTCGAGGATTGGATCATTCTTGTAATCAACTTGGTAATATATCTTTTTGACACCACTACTCGCGAGGGCTTTGAAACAGTTGATACATGGATAGTGAGTGATATAGACAACGGTATCATCGATGGAGACACCTCTCTTCGCTGCATCGGTGATGGCATTGATTTCTGCATGAATAGTGGCTTGCTCGTGACCCCAACGTACGATAGACCTATGATCTGTACCCGCTAGGAATCCGTTGTACCCCATACTTATGAGTCTATTGTTCTTCACTATAACGCAGCCCACTTTAAGTCTATCACATGGAGACCTGACCGATGCTAGAGTCGCAGCTTTCATGAAGTAGTCGTTCCAAGAGATTCGTTCCTCGGGTGGTTGGGAACGTTGGCGCATCGTTTCCTTGGTCATAGACATGAAACGGGGTGATGAACGTAGGGCACGGGGGCTGTCCATTTTATATTTAAACGTGTCTACTCTTTAACAACATCTCCTCTTCCATTTAGCCTCTAATTCTGGAAACAATTCCTCTAGGGTTTTGAAATATGTATCAAGATATCGCTTTTCTTCCTCTTCTTCCTCAGTCAATTTAAGACGGTCTGGGAACATACCCAACTTTATCGTCTTAAAATGATCCAGTCTTTTATTGAAATTCTCAAAAACACGAAACGATAGTAAGGTTTCGTCTTTTATGTTTAAAACACGTATTTCTTCGTGTATTCGGTCTAGGTGAACCATCTTGTATTTAGCGCAGATCTTTATCCGCTGTGTAATACGTCTTACCCTTAGTGGCGAAACTATGGACCCTAGCATACCCCCACGCTTGTGGAGAGGCTCCCGGACGATGCCCGGTTCTCCACGCAGCGAGTCCCCTGTTGTAGATGGTCTTCACAGTCTTTAGAGGAATGCCAGTAGCCTTAGCAATATCTGGCAACGACTTGACATCTGAGCCGTACCTTTTCCTGAACTTTTGGGTGTAGGAGGAAGTCTTCGTCTTTCGTCCTTCGTCTGTTCTAAACTTGGTGTAGTCTTTTTTGAGCATCTTCTTGTAACGAGTTTCAACCTCCTTGAGAGTCCCAAGCCCCCTGAAGTATTTGAGGGGTGCATAGATTTGACCTTCTGTTGTACGCAGTTGCCCAACTTTTCGAGCAATTTGAGCATCGGTGAGAGGCATCTTACTTTTTACTTGAGATATTTTATAGCCGAAGCGATATTGGGATAGATGCATTTTCCGAACCTGACACGACCTGTCCTAGGATTGTAGTACCCCCTGTGGCCATTGAAGATACATTTGTGAAGTTCACCCATATAAAAAATACAATATTATAATAATTAGTTGAGATGGGAGTTTCGATTATTATGGGGAATATGTTTTCCGGTAAAACATCCGAACTTATCCGTCGACTTAAGCGTCTAAAAGTCATTGGTAAGGAAGTCATGATTGTCAACTCAGCGAAAGATACCAGATCACCTGAAGAAGTTTTGAAAACGCATGACAATGTTAAGTTTAATTGCCACAAAGTGTATGACCTATTTGATATCATCGATACGGATGAATTTGAACGGGCTGATATCATAGCCATAGATGAAGCACAATTCTTTCCCAGACTCAAAAAATTCATAGAAATGTGTTTATACCTAGAAAAATCGATTATTATCGCAGGTCTTGATGGAGACTGTTTTCAAAGAAAGTTTGGTGAACTCATCGACTGTATCCCTCTCGCAAGTGACGTAACTAAACTTTCAGCACTGTGTATGCATTGTAAAGATGGAACACCGGGTCCCTTTACCAAGAGGATTGTCAACGACAAAACCCTAGAACTTATCGGTGGGAGTGATATGTATGAAGCAGTGTGTCTCAATCACCTGTGAATATCCAAGATGAGTACAACCCTTCGACCGTCCCCGGTTTTCGCCAGTTCATGATATCTCGCGTGGTCAAAGAGGATATCTTCACCCTCTTTGTGTACGTGTTTACCATTCTCAGTGTACAGGCTACAATCCCCATCACCGTGTATAGTCAACTGGTATCGTAGGAGTTCATTTGATTCAGCACGATGTGGATGTAAGACCATGGGACCCTCTATGACAGCAAATGAAGCACCCTCTCTATATATACATGGTATTTGACGAATGAGACTATTTAGGAGTGGAAATTGTTCAGCTTTATAAAAATAGTATCCATCATTCTTTTCAAACCATGGGTTAGTATCATGGTACCACGTCTTTTCTAGAGTTGGTGAAACTTTTTCAAACTCTTTACGTAATTTGGGATAATGGAGTTTTAATAGAAGAAGACCTGGATAATTCTTTACATCATACTCTGGTAGACATTTAACAATTTCCCTAAATGTATTTTGTATACCAAGGAGTGGTCGATGTAGATTTGAAAAATAGAGGTTGTCTATAGGTGGTTTTACATAATCATACAGGACCATCAGTATGGGTACAAACATAAACCGCCACATTATTTTCTCAGTAGATAATAAAAATGCCCGGATACCCCAAGTCCATGTATGCCGAGCCCAAGCCCACCGAGGAGGTTGCGACCACCGAGTCTCGCTTCTCCATGCCCGCTCTCCCCCAGCTTACCATCGTCCAGATGGTGCTCGTCGGTCTCATCGCTGCCTATGCCTTCACCGCGCGTAAGATGAACGGTGTCGTCGTTGCCAGCCTTGCGCTGACCGTTGGCCTCCTCCACATGTATGACCACATGTACCGTGTCCAGCGTGGCCCCGAAAAGCTCTTCTTCCTTCCCCAAGCTAAGAAGGAGGGGTACAGCTGCTGCGGTAAGTAAAAATCTTAGTAAAATATAAGTATGCGCGTCAAAATTATTCGTAGCCCTAACCCTAAAAAGAAGTTCAGGGCTGTCTTAGAAGACGGCAGGACTGTTGACTTTGGTGCCAGTGGATATTCCGACTACACCAAACACAAGAATCCTTCACGTATGCGTTCCTATGTGTTGCGTCATGGGGGTCATGTACCCAGACAAACCATAGAAGAACGAGATCCCAAGAAGATCCAAACAAAAATGTTAAATGTCGATCGAAGCGACAAAGAGAATTGGAAGATGAGCGGTATCAGCGGGGCCGGTTTTTGGTCCCGTTGGTACCTCTGGAGTTTTCCTACGTTTCAGGGTGTTGAGAAATTCATGAAGAAACGTTTTGGGATTAATTTTGTATGATTAATGTAATATGGCTGAGATAGCCTTAATGGTTTGTGCCATGTCATCCCTACTCGGTTCAGTTGGGGGTGGATTTTACATGTTCAAACAAGAACAGGATAGGAAAAGAATAAAAGATATTGAAGACAATGTTGGAAATGCAGCTGCTCTTACGGTTTATCCAGAGTGTGATTATAAAGGTGAACCAATTGTGACTTTCGATATCGTACCAGATGAAGAATTCGGTAGTATGACTATGAATGGGTTCGGTGATTCCCCAGGTAAATCATTCATATTACCCCCGGGAATCAAAATGGATAGATATACAAAAACTGAACTAGAAGGTGTTAAGTTACCACATAAAGGACCATCGTATGCTCGATGTACTGATATAAAATCTTTATATGCTGAAAGTGGTACCCCTCCTACTTAAGCCACCATTCCCTTCTTTTTGAGGACGTTTTTCAGTTCAGCCATGAGTTTCGCGCGTCGAGCGTTTACGACTGGTCGCCGTTGGGGTGGGGGAGGAGGAGGTGGTGGTGGTGGGGGAATACCCGCACGAACCACAGTTGGAGCAACTATAGTTTGACACACTCTGATAACTCTCTGTGCATTTTTCACACTGTTATCAAAGTTCATCCTAATTTTGGTGCGAAGTTCCCTGGCTGTGAGCTTCACACGTTTACCCTTGACAGTTTTGGTGACCCGAAGACCTTGCTTCTTGGCTTTGTTTTTTAATTCAAGATACTGCATCTACTATTGGTTGAGATTATTAAATCAATATAAAATCAGATCAAGAAAAGTCTTCAGATCACCCGTCTCAATAAGTCTGGCGTATAACATACCTTCCTGATCGAAATAGAGTGGGTTTAAATTCGCCCTATCAAATACATTTTTAAGTTTAATTTTTAATTTATCTAGATGCATCAACACTTTGGATAATATATCAAAATCTAGGGTCTGTACACCCATACGGAATGCAACCTTGTTTACACTATATTCACCCGTATCAGTTTGAACAAGAAATTGTTTTTTTATAAATTCTTCTATTTCGTTTCTTGGGCTAATCCCAATTTGATTTGCAATTTGTGTAATTTCCATTAAATTATCTAAACCCGCTACTAACTTTCTTATAAATTCACGCTTACCTTGTGGGAGTGACATCTTATTGTGTATAAAGATAAAAAACGCACCTAGGGTAAGATGACTGATGTATTTGAATTAAAAATTATGATTAGCAAGGTACTTCTTCCAAGAATTAGAAAACTTGAAGAAGAACTTGCGTCATTACGAAAACATACGTGGCCGTATGTACAGGGGAAAAAAGAATCTCATCAACTTGACGATATCGAGGCGAAGGTGGATTTTCTTAAACATCTCGATGAGGACACAGTAGTTGAATTATTGAGGGCAAAGGTAAAACTTAGTAGAAATAGTGGATTTCTAACAAGAGAATATGATATGATTTCTAATTTACGAAATAATTTTTGTTGAGCTATAGTAAAGATGTTAGGAGACCTCTTCAAAACCTCGGGTGAACCCATGGGTAATAGCCAGTTAGGTTTCACAATTGCATGCTTGCTTTGTTCAGTGATGGGCCTTATGGGTATGATGAAGATACCCGTAAAATCACCACCTATATTAGCAGCTTGTGCTCTTTCAGCATGCTGTTCTTCCAGTCAAACAAGTTCACTTATAAATGACGTACAGAAACGTGTCAAAAAGAGTCAGGAGACTCCAGCTGAGCAATAAAAATCGTTATTTATAGTAGATGATATATTCAAGTGATGAACCTATGCATATTGGGGCTCTCATATGCCTAATCATATGTATACTTATTACAGGTAGTGGCACCACAACCATTTTACAGATGCCCCTAGTACCACAAACTGGGTTGATGGCAGCTTGTTGTTGTTTGTCTTGCATATCTTCAACAACTACTGTCGCAAAAGATCTACAGAAACGTTAAATTAGAAAAAATCATCAGTCCTGTACATATTTACAGTGAATGAACCAGTCTTTCCCATTACGGTGACTGTTTCATTTCCGTATAGCTCTTGGCATCCAATGTCTTCCATACAGTCCCTCGCATTGTGGGAGACTGATACTGGGTATAAGTTTTCACCTCCGGTGGTGGTGTAGTAATTGTAGCGATCACGGCGACCACGTACCTCCTTACCATAGAGAGGGAGAGTCTCATCACCATTCGTGATTAAACCCATCTGTTGCATGTGACCAGGCTTGTATTGTTTGATGGGTGGACCCCTAAATTCAGGTTCTTGGGTGTGACCACGACGAGTGGGTACTGGTCGAACAGGCACTGGGACGGCTACTTCTACTGGAACCTCGACAACTTGGGGGTTGTAGAACATGTAACCTACAGCCGCGACAAGTACAACAACCGTCAATAACAATAATTGAGTTTTTTGCTTGTTCTTCATATACTATACTTAAGGAAAATAATCATTGATTATGAAATGAAAGACATAAATGTTATCAATAATTTTGTTAATGATGAGGAGTTACAAGAAATTATTGACGCTATTCACAACTCATCATGGAAATATAATCAGTGTTCGGACATTGGCAATGTGGGAGGTAGACCCAAGCCGGGGGTAAAATTTTGGAAAGCGGAGTTGATACAAGAGGAGGAAACCATTGGTAAAAAATTATTGACTAAAATTGAAAAATTGTTTGATAAAAAATATAAAATACAGAGATTGTATGCAAATGGTCAAACATTCGGCCAAGACGGAACTTTTCACCAAGATGACCCAGCTGATAATGTATACACGTTACTGATATACATAAGTCCTATCACAATAGAAAATATCGAATATATTGGTGGATGTACAGAGTTTAAACGAGGCGTTAATATAATTAACGTAGAACCATATAAAAAAAGAGGAATATTTTTTAAATCGGACCTATATCATCGAGGTATGGCTCCATGTCGTATATCTGATATGTTGCGTGTTACAGTTGCAATGAAAGTTGTAGAAGTTTAAAAGAATTCTTTTACATAAAGACATGAAGGTCTTGGCGATAGACATTGGCTATCATAATATGGGGTTGGTGTCTGCCGAGTTTGAAGATAGCCCAAAAATTGATGTGAAGTACATGAAAAAGGTAAGTCTCGAGGACTACAAGTATATACATACAAATGACTTTGTTGACCTCGTCCCTTTATTTGTTGAAGATCACCAAGATATATTTGATTCAGCTGATAAAATACTTATAGAGAGACAACCACCCGGGGGGTTCACAAATATTGAGATTCTATTAAACTACATGTTCAAAGATAAGGTTACTTTAATTTCACCTGTGAGCATGCATATGCATTTTGGTATGAGACACTTGGATTATGAAGAGCGAAAAGAGAGAACCGTACTAATAGCTGAAAAATATCTAGATGATGAGATCCCATATGAAAGAAAACATGATATAGCGGATGCTCTCTGTATGATTGTCTATTTTAACTTCAAAGTTACAACTCATATATTCGACAAGTTTAGATATTTTCCTAAGGTATAGTATATGCCAACAGCTAAACAACTCCAGAACGCAAAGACAAAATTAAAAAAGACTCCTAAATCCAATGGTAACAAACCTGTTATACCTACAGCAGCTCTTCTTCGTTTAATTGCTGCTGACCCCAGGATTCAAAGGAATCGTAATTTTATGAAACAAGTTCAAGAACTCGTCAAAAAGAAGTAGTTTTACCTTTGAGTGTTACTTTTAGTTCGTCAAAGAACGTGTCGAAAACACCCAATCTATACTGAACAAATGCCCAAAGTGCGAAAAACATAGTCTTCGTCATCTTATTTACATCATTCTCCTCCATTTTGTAAATTGGACCAACAAGTCTTCCCATAAAAGTTTCATCCTTAGATTTACCGGTCATTGCAATCTCCGCTTGGGTTAATGCACATGTGTCGTCGTTCACTGACCAATGATAAAAAATGAATGGTATAACCATCGAGTAAAACTCTAGATTTCTACGATTATTTGTAAAAGGTACTATCAAAATCATGAGTAAAAAAATAACGTGTAGTGCAAAAATTATATTCATTTACTATATACAATGGTAAAAGAAAAAATTGTATGGAATGATCAGCACGAAATTATATTACGACAATGGGGTGAGGCCTGTGCGTGTTATAGGTTTATGCATCATAGATCATATTTACTCTATAAAGACCTGAGTATGAAATTTACCTTACCCGTCATTGTACTTTCGACTATTACAGGAACAGCTAACTTTGCACAATCTACACTCCCCCCCAGTATTCAACCCGCTGCACCATCAGTTATAGGTGGTTTGAATTTAATTGCAGGACTGATTGCCACAATCATGCAATTCTTAAAAATTAATGAATTAATGGAAAATCATCGAACTGCGGCGTTAGCTCATGGTCTATTATCTAGAAATATTCGACTCATGTTAGCGATATCACGTGATGAACGTAAGAAGGATGGTTTGAAATTTGTTGAAGACTGCAAGACTGAATACGACAGACTCCTTGAACAATCTCCATCAATCCCTAAACAAATAATGAAAGATTTTGATAAAGAATACCCACTTGATAATATTTTTACAAAACCTGAAATTCTTAATGTGCGTTCAATTCCAATTCTCAAACTTCCCAAGACTATTGAGCCAATTGAAGCTATAACTAAAAATACACCTCTCGAGCGTGTAGGTAAATTTCTTTCTAAATCTAAAACACCACCACCAAGTGAAGCCAGTGAAGAGTCTAATCTAGATGAAGTTGAGGAGATAGAGGAAGAAGAGACAGACGTCGAGCAAGGTACACCAAAAGAATAAACATAACCACATTGGTAAGAACTCCACACGCAACGTATGGTAAAATTTTCCTTTTTAAAGGTTCTACGATACGTTTATGTAGTGCGTCATTTTCAAGCACTAAATCTATGGCCTGATTAGTAAGATCATCAATGGACTCTTTCATTAAAGTAATCGAGCAAAAAAAAGAAGAGATAAATACCGTGACAACAATTCACACAAAACAGATCAAACTCATTCGTAAGTACCTAGATGAAAGAAAGAATGTATTCATATGTGGGGGGTATGGTGTTGGGAAATCGTACATTCTCGAAGAAGTATTGAAAGGTCTAAGTCATGTTGAACTACGAACCGATCATCTGAAAAGTAAATCACCGTTTCTGACATTTATTAAACCTTCTACAAAGCATGTATTTATTGAAGACTATGATCCAGTGTTTAAACCTATCATAGAACAAGTTTCGGATGGTACCCCTCTGACTCGTGGTTCATTATTGGTGACTTCTGTAAACATGTGTATGTATCCAAATTTTGAAACTGTGTTTATCCCTAGACATAAACCAGATACATTACTCACACTTACAGAAGATAGGGGTCCCAAGGCTGAGAATGCGGCGTATAGATGTAATGGTAATATTCGAAACTTTTTCACTTATCTTGAAGGGTATGATCAAATGGATATTTTCAAAACACCTAAAGAATTTATTGCTGAAGTACTATCAGATCCTAATCCTATACCTATTCATGATAGTATACACGAACATGGACACATGTGGGATATTTTTCAGGAGAATTACATTAATTCGAACGGTGTAAATGTTTTAAAAATTACAGAATCATTTTCTACAGCTGATTACTACGACAATCATATATACAAATATGGTAATTGGAGTCTCATGCCTTATTTTGTGTTACACGCCCTCACGATACCAAAGAAGTGTTTAGGTGAACCACTCGTGAAGGATAAAATTAGACCTGGGAGTTGTTGGACTAAACTTGGTAATTACAAAATGAGAAAGGGTAAATTTGAGGAAATTAAGAAAAAATCGAGAATGGGATTGGGGATTGAAGAATTGTGTCTTTTGAAGAACTATGCGGAGAAAGGAGACCTAAGTAAGTTGGTAGAATATGGAATCACACCTCAAGACTTCGACGTCATTAATCATTTGGCTGTTGGAAGTGGCTTAAAATCAAGAGAAGTAACAAAAGTAAAGAAGGCTCTAAAGAATGTCTACGAAGGAAGAACCTGAAACTGAAACTGAAGAATATGTTAAGGTTATTGGGAACGAAATCCTCTTCTATGCTGACGTCGATCGGGAGAACGCTCTTGACTTCGTTGAAAAATTTAAAAAATTGGAGATCGAACTTCTTAAAAAGAAAGCTGAACTCTTTGGGTACGAACCCCTAATTAGGGTTCATATCATGAGTGAAGGTGGAGACATCTTTGCTGGTATGACGATGATGAACACTCTCGAATCCTCCCGTGTAAAGATTGTTACCATCGCCCAGGGATCTTGTTGCAGTGCCGCGACGTTCATGTTGCTTGGAGGTTCTGAGAGACTTATGGGGAAAAATGCATACGTTCTCATTCACCAAATCTCTACAGAATTATGGGGTAATTTTCAGGAACTTAAACATGAGCTCAAATCAACGGATAAGTTTATGAAAAATTTGAAGAAGATGTATCTCGAAAAGACCAAGATCCCTGAGAAAAAGCTGAATAAGCTCATGAAGAAAGACATCTATCTCTCTCCAAAAGACTGCCTCAAGTATGGAATCGTCCACGCTCTTGAGTAAGTGTAACCGAGCGTCGATATAGAGCTAGTACACATAGAATTATAAATATTATACAAAACGTGTTTAAATTTAAAGGCAACGTTGTGCTTTCTGGGGGCCTAAGTCGCTCCATTCTAGCGTAATTAACAACTGGTAATCCAGACATCTATTTAAAGTTGAGAAATTAATTACTCCTATAATGGAACGCCTTATCAAACAAGACAAACACAACCGCGACCGCTACATTGACATCAAAGTCGAGGACTTGAAGGATGGAACTGCGGACATCGTGAAGATCTCTGGTATCGTGGGGAGTGACAAGTTTTCTGAGTCACGAACCAATGTCAAGACTGGTTACGAAAAGGCTCTCAAGAGAGCCCAAACCATGTGGAACAATGAGCATACCAAGTGCAACCAAGTGTTACCTATGCTCGCTAACAAGTGGGAAGATCGCCAGAAATACATCTCTGAGCCGTTCTATGTTCAACCCAAACTTGATGGTGTTCGCCTACTCGTCTCCAAAGACGGTGGCATCTCAAGAACTGGGAAGATCATCCCCGGAACTGAGATTCTTGGTAAGGGTCTTGAACCGGGTCAATACGTTGATGGTGAAGCGTTTGACCCTAACCTCAACTTTGAGGAACTTACCAGCACTTTCAAGACTGACCCTCTGAAGCTCAAGTTCCACGTGTTCGATTTCTTTGATCTCAAGGCTGAAGCCTTCGCCAGGGATAAGATGACCTTCGAGCAACGCTGGGAGTATGTCAAGGATTCTATCTACAATCCTTATTACGAATATGTCAAAACGACACTCGTAAAATCCAAGAAGGATCTTCCTCTCATGCATCAGAAGCATGTTGAAGAAGGACATGAAGGTACCATGATCCGTGACCGCTTCAGTGTATACGAGGTTGGTCAGCGAAGCAACTACCTCCTCAAGCACAAGGATTTCCAGACCGAGGAATATGAAATCACTGGTGCCAAGACTGGTCACGGTCGTGACGCAGACGCGGTTGTTTGGGTATGTAAAACCCAAGATGGTCAGCAATTCAATGTCAGACCTGAGGGTACCATCATCCAACGTGAGGAGGATTACAAGAACCACAAAAAGTACATCGGAAAGATGCTTACCGTGCGTTTTCAAAACCTTACCGCGATCGGTGTTCCCCGTTTTCCCGTGGGTGTTGTAATTAGAGATTATGAATAATGTTTGTAATAAATAAATGAACAGGGTCGCAATTGATATCGATGAAGTCTTAGTAAAATTTCTATTCCCCATGGCAAAACACCATAGTCAAGTTCATAAATTGTGGAGTAAACCCAAATATAGATACGTGTACCGCGAAATATTTGAAGTAGATGAACCAACTTCACAAAAAATGGTCCACGAATTTTATCAATCCAAAGACTTCATGAATCTTACACCTATACAAGGATCTCAAAAGGCTGTGTATAACCTTAAAGAGCGTTATAATAAAATGTATATACTCACCGGACGTCAAGATATTGCCCGAGAAGAAACAGAAGCGTGGATAGACACATACTTTCCGGGTGTATTCGATGATGTAATCCTCACAAACAGTTATACACAGAATGAAATACATAAGGCGGATATATGTCGCGCACTTAATATAGGTTTACTCATTGATGATAACAAGGCTATATGTGATAAATGTATCGAAAATGGTGTACGTGCTCTTAACTTCATAGGAGATGAGGATGATATTTACCCATGGTGTGAAGAAAGTGATATAAGTATTCAAGGTTGGGTGGATGTTAGACAACGAACTTAAAATATATGATAATTATAGAATTACAATATGTCAATCGGAATCGTTTTACCAATTGTTTTACATAAAATGGGAAACAAAATAGGAGCCGATTTGAAACAAATTGACAATTTCCATATATCAACTAATTATAAAAGTGCAAAATCGATGATTAGTGACATGGATAGACCACGTCAAATAATCACAATACTTCCGATGAAGGCTAAAGATCCCGAAGAGACTTTAGAATCAATTATAGAATATATGGGTCCGTTGGATGTTGTACTTGATTGTATGATAGATACCCCGGATCGTATACAGTCTAGAGCAGAACTTTGTTTTGAAAATAGCACTCAATATATGGCGATTAATATCACAAGGGAATGTATTTATGCTGCGGGTACACACATGGCTTATCTAGAAAATAAGAATTTACTACGAAAAATCAATAAAAATGTTAAATACATCGGTGGAATTGAAGAAGTTTAAAAGAAAAATTTTATTTTGATATACGACGATGAGATTTGCCGGTGAAATTATGATTGATGGGATTGGGGCAAAAATATACATTTTCAAAAATTTATTCTCCGAACGACAATTGAAAATGATAAGAGATGGGATAGATGAACATCATCATATAAAAGAAACATATTCCAATAATCATAATGTATTAGCTAACAGTTGTGATCTAAAAGATTTCAATAATAGAGATGAAATTGAAAGTATTACAATGAATGCATTAGAATATATTCGTGACTATATGTCTAAATATTTTGGTGTAAAAAGTGAAATAAATAAAGATGTAATTCAATTTAGACACATCTACGGAAAAACCACACTACATAGAGATGGCCCAATCAGTGATACCAATCTAAGCTCTAAACATATTCGTATGTTTTCAGTTATACTCGGTCTTAATGACAATTTCAAAGGGGGTGAACTACACTTTCCAGAGTTTGATAATTTTAAAATGAAAGTAGGGGCAGGTGATGCCATTATATTTCCACCGTACTGGACACATGTGCATGGTACAACCGATCTTATTGACGGTACTTCTAGATACACTATAAATACGTGGTTTGAACATGGATAAATAAATATTACTGTATATTAAAATGTTTGCCCTTCTTTGTAAACCAGTTGTTGTTCCAGTTCAAACAGGTAATCCCGTACTAAGAGCGAATGACTGTCGTATAGCATATGTAACACCATCTCAGACTCAAGAGGGTAAGCTTGAGATTGAGATACTTGAAGCACCACCAGTGTATATAGGTGCTGATAAACCTAGTGACAAATTTTAAGTTTTGATATCTTTTTCAGTAAAACAGTATTTTTGTTTTTGACGACATCTATTATCTCTAGGATTAGATTTGCAATACTCTGTATTATCTATACAATAATCAGCTCCTAATGTTCCAAATATATGATCGAACATTGGTAAGATAATATTAAAGTTGTACTTTTCACCTTTTTGTGAATGATGAACGGCGTGATATTTCCATAAATAGTTGTATATGGGACCAAGTGGGAAGATACCTAATTTAGGAAGTCCGTCTAGTACACCTATTTTATTTTGATATTGATGAAATCTTGTATGCCAATTGTTCCATAAAAGATTGTGAATTGAAACAGAAACAATAACCAACACTATTGGTAAAGGTATCGAACACCTCAAAAACACATAAATAAGTGAAATAAAAACAAGTGTAGTAATCCATGGAAAATATACACCCTTTGTTTTGACATTGTTTTTCAATGTCATATCTATATTCACATGCTTGTGATGTTCTAAGTGATCACGAGCCGTCTGAGATAAAATCCCACCAAAGATTGGTATTTCTTTGAGACTATCTGAATTACCATGGAAGACATGCTTATGTATCACCCACTCAAAGAGTGAAATGACTACATAAATTAATATGATGCAAAGTACTAGCTTCATTAATTTGACTTAGAAAATTAAATTATCTCCTAAGAGCTGATAAAGCAGTCATAGCTGTGAGAGCTGTACCACCACCCTTTATCTTTGTTGCGATGAGGTACCACACAGTGGCAATCATCACAATGAAAAATCCCCCACCGATTAGACCAAAACCGACCATATTTTGATTGATTCCATCAACTTCATTATCATCGGGATTTGAGGGATCATAGAAAATTTTTACTTTGTCACCATCTCGATATCTTTTATATTTTTCCATATTTGTATTTTTTGTGTACTTTTTGTCACCTACGGTGTATTCATATTCAATTTCACAAGCATATAGGACCTTTCCATCTTTACCCGGGAGTGAAGTACATTCTGATTGTGTAACTACTCCTTCAGCAATTTCAGAGTGTTTACGTTTTCTTAAAAGAAGAAAAGAACCACATGAGGATAGAGACATTGCAATACACACAGCCATTGCCATGTTCAATGTCGCAATCCCTTTACCAACTTGATTTCCTGTCTTGATGAAATTACTCATACTTATATATAGCAGTGATTAAAAAGGTGAGACACTAACTGGAATCAGTGGTCCATCTGGGGTCTTTTTCATAAAAATCACCTCATCACATTCACCACCTTTCATAGCCAACTCTGGTTCTCCACAAACTGTCCCCGATTTCTTAAATCTATCACAAGCACCTTTGGTCCTCTCCGCGATATTCATATTTTGGCTGTATCCAATGAAGGTTTTATCGAGTTTACCACTTTCCCTATCCTTGGACTTGACCGTAACTTTCCAACAATAACTACCAAAATCCCATTGCTTCGTGTTATCAACTGGGGGTGGTGGGGTATCTAGAGTGGATGCAGCGAGACGACGCCCGAATCTCTTCTTTAGGGACACGACTGGTGAAACCAATAAATTAGCAATAGTGGTCATTACTATTGATAAGATTTGTGTTTTTAAGTTAATTAAAAATTAATCGTGACGACTCCATTTAGAGCGGTTAAATTTATGTATAATATCTGCAACCTGCTCGTTATCATCTGATTTAATACCGTAACAGTTGACACCGGCTTTTCCGGTGGGTGGTGTGTATTCCACGACATCGGGTTTAGATCCACATCCAGGCATTATAGTAGTATTGATGGGATATTTGGCAACTGTTTGGTCTGACAACCAACCTGTTGCACACCAATCAGCGCCCGCCTCTCGAGCCGCAGTGAGTTGTGCATCGGTCGCAACTGCAGCACCATATTTGGTACACACACCAGCCGCTTGAGCTTTTGTGTATTCATAACTTCTACCAGTTCCACCAATCCAGAATACTTCGGGTTGGGGATCTGGAGTTGTGGAACTGGTATCCGCACCCGCATCAGCACCCGCATCAGCACCCGCATCAGCATCCGCATCAGCATCCGCACCAGCACCAGAACCCGCACCAGCACCAGCACCAGCACCAGCACCAGCACCAGAACCCGAGGAGTCGTCATCACCATTACCACCCGTCATACTAGCAGCTATACTGGAACCGATGGAACATATGCATAATAGACCAAAAGCCCCTATTAATTTAGGATCCATTTATATAACTCGATATTAAAAATTAGGTTTGCAATCTAAAAATTCCTTCATCTTAATATTCTCTTTGATGTTCACAATTGTCCTGTAAAATGTCCGTCGATTGTTGGGGTAGTTCTTATCAGTCCGCCTCTTTAGGGGTTTCCACCATAGGGGTTCTTCCCATGTAATATATTGACATTCGACGATGGCTCCATCTTCAAACCATGGTTTGTCCTCCATTCGTCCATGGGGTATTTCAGATTCGAAAAACAATTTACCCTTCTCTTGGACATACAGTCTCCACGTGGGTCTACCGAGTTTGAATCCAGGTGTCTCTCTCGAGGGTTCCCACTTCATGAGAAAGTCAACCGTATTCTGTTCTTGTGGCTTCCATTTGAACATCGTCTCATGGGTCCCAAGTCTTATAGGTTCGTTAACTGGTGTAAATACGAGACCGTCAACCTTTTGCTGAACAGTTGGGAGATACTCATCCATAAACTTCCCAAAATCTCTCATTTCATGAAATGTTTTGCATTTGAGTCTAAACTTGTCAGACTTCATATAAATGATTGACTTCATGATACCCCGAGCAGCTTCAAGCCTCTTCATCAAGTTAAGATCCCAAACTGATTCACCATTTACCCATACGGCGTCGTATACCATGAGAGTATCTTCATACAACTCACCGTCAAGAATAGTTCCATCGTAGGCACTTTTCTTGAGGTTGATAGGTACTTCGAACATATTGAAAGAGCGATTAACAAATACACACTTCTTTTTACCCTCAAACATAAGGGCAACCATCATGTACCGTTCTCCATCTGTTTTTTCACACACAAGGTACTCAGCACCCTTTAGAATAGGGAAGTGTTTATACTCAATCGAGATTGGTTGAGGACCCGGAAAGTAGTCTTTACTACCCCACTTTGTGTGAATATACTGCACAACATATTTGTAAAGTGGGGATTCCAACTTTATAGACATATTGTATGTTCAGTTATAATCTTTAATCTACTCTCACACCTGCGGCGTTGAGGATATTACTTATACATTCATGTGTGTAAGTTAATGTTAACTTAGCTGCCGTAAACGCATAAATTCGAACACCTAGATCAATAAATTTTTCAAACATCTTGGGATTGACAGCCCATTTTCCCGATTTCTTATCCTTGATTGACTTAATAGTATTTTTGGTATTCATAAACCAAGCTTTGGCTTGTGTTGACTTTACTCGATAAATATCATTAGATATTTTCATAGAAACGTCTGTGTCAAAGTTAAGACCCATTTGTTCAACTGGTTCGGACGAACCAGTTTTAATTTTATGTTTAAATAGACCCCAATCAATACCATCCTTTACTCCTGGGAATACGACCATACCAACCTTTTCATGCTTTTCGAAGCACTCAGCAACTGAAGCATCATCTAGAGCAACACCAAAATCCACAAAAATAATTCGATCGTGTGTTTTCATGAAACGTTCAATAATTTCAGCTTTTAG